CAGTTTTTAACTGCATAAACGGCACAAACGTAGAACTACCCAAAACGACTACTTGTCCAAAAGACTTGTAGTTGAGTTTAAGGATATTTTCTTCTAAGTATGTTTGATAGTCTCGGGCTGCCGCATCTTGATTTAACAGTTCTCCATTCTTCCACACTTCGAATATGCCTGGTTTGATACCACGCTTGATCACATAAGCGTTGCCACTTATACTGAAGTATGCTTCTACCAATAAATCTTTGTTGTTGACGCTGTTGAGCAATTGGTACTTATTAATCTTTCTAAACGGTTTGCCATACAAAGCAAAGGTCAGAGCATCAAGCATAGTGGACTTACCAGCTCCATTATCTCCAACGATAAGCGTAGACTTGCTTCGGTTTAAAAATACTTCTGTGAAAGTATTACCAGTACTTAAAATGTTCTTATAACGAACCTTTTCAAATAGTATCATAGATTCATAGCCTCATTATGTAACTCTTGCAGAACTTTTTCGATCTTTACTTTATCGCTAGTTATCTCTAAGTTCTGGACGTATTGCTTCAAAATAGTCAACGTATCTTGTGCTTCATCGACCAGTTCACTCTCATCGATCACATCTAAGTTCATGTGATCTTCGACAACCTTAATATCACAAGGTGAGGCTGCCTGTAGTCTATCTAAGAACAAGTCAAAGATATACGGGTTAGTCTTGTTTCTGACAATAACTTTAATAAAAGTATCTTTCAACTGAGTGGTGTCTAAGTGTGCAACATCTTCTATAGTCATATCAGCATCATCATACATGATCTTGTGAAAGAGACTGAATGGATTTCTAATGTAATCCATCTTACGAGACTCTGTATCAAATACACTAAAGCCACGCCTTTGATCATGGTCTGACCAGGTCATCTCATATTGAGCACCTAGATAAGATATATTCCCGATAGAGGATGGTTGATGAAAGTGACCAGAGTAAACTGAATCAAACTTAGAAAACGTGCTACGGTCCATGCCGTGATCACATAGATGACCTTTGTCCATCTCATAACCAGTAATTTCAAAGTGACCCATGAGTACTTGTGCTTTAGTGTCAGCCATAGCCTTCATGGACTCTTCGTAGTTTTCTGCACATAGCCAAGGAGCAAGCATAATCTTACATCCGTCCATTTCTAACTCAACAGGTCTTTCCCAGTATAAGTGTAGGTTTTCATGGCTAGTATTACCATATAGTTGGTTAAGACTGTTAACGTCATTCGTATTCTTGAAATACGTGTCATGATTACCTGCAATCATGTATAGCTCGATACCTTCATCAGCACACACCCGCATAAAATGATCTTCAAGATTCTTGGCTGTGACGAAGTTGATATACTTACGCCTATCAGTAACATCACCTAAGTGAAAGACCGTTTTGATGCCATTCTCACGTAGATGCGGAAAGAATACTTCCCTATAAAACTTTATTTGATGTTCAGCGATTGCGGCATTATCGTTTCTTGCGCCCCAATGCGTATCATTAATAACAGCAATTTTCACTAAGACTTCTCCTCGACATTAGTCTCATCATCTTTCTTTTCTGGTGGCGCAGGTACAGCGTCATCAGCTATAAACTTCTCTAATCCAACTTTAGCTTTGATCTGCTTCTTCTTCTTATCTTCGATCTTCTGCTCATACGTTCTAACAAAATCAGACATATAGTCATTGTTAAGATCGATGTATGCGGGCTCACCAGATGCATCATCAGCACCATCTGTGGCTGTGCCTGTCATAACAGAGTTCACTGTTACCTTGTGCTTAATATACAGTTGTTTCTTCTCTTTGTCAATACGTCTTAAGAAAGCATACCAAATAATTTGAGTAAAGTAAGCAAAGGGGTTGTGCGATTTCTCTGGATCAAAGTTGCCTAGTGCCTGAATAGCATTCTCTAAGCCATCACTGATCATCTCGTCTTTATACGAGTATCCAGAAAAGTTAGGTTTGGACGCCAGTCTAGTCGATATCTGATAGATACAGTGCCCGATGTAGTTGGGTATTTGTGGTCGCTTATCGCCAGAGTCCTCTGCTTCATTGCAGAGTTTCTTGTAAGCTATGATAGCCTCTAAGAACTCAGGATTGTTAACGTAGTTACGTTTTGCCATATAGATTCACTCCTTATTTGACTATCATTATAGCTTAAACAACACCTCATGTCAAGTATTATATAAGTTATTTGCTGAAATTAGTTGAAGTTTTTTCGTGATATGTATTGACAAACAGTGGATGTGCGTGTATAATAGAGTTATGACTCTTAAGAATAAATATAGATTCAGTCATACTGTAAGTTTATCATTCTTTCTTCGAAAGTGCTTGACAGCACATCATTCTGTATGTATAATAGCGTTATCGCTTCAAAACAATAATCTAATGTTTGATTGCGTCTCTAGACTCAAGGTATGCGATTAGCGTGTCTTCAGCCTCTTCTCCGAACGCAACTTCTTCTTCTCTTTCTCTTTTCATGTCTTCTAGTCTAGACACGAATGTGTCGTAGTACTCGGTAGCTTTTTCGTTAGCTGGTCCACAAAACATCACATCACTGTTTCCCAAGGTAACAGCGTTTGCTTCAGATAGTAGCATCCAACTTTTAGCAAAGAATCCGTGTACTGGATGTATTCTGACTTGAATTGGATTCTCAACTAGTATATCTTCTTCGCCAGTTTCGATAAGATCCCCAATTAAATCATCTCCGTTATTCAATTTAATATGTATCAGCATGTTCTATCCTTTAACGTTAACATTATATATACGATACTCAAACCCCTCTTCATTGTATATCTTCACTCTTTCCATGAAATGCTTAGTAGCAAAGTTCTTAGTCTGTTTCCATTGTAGATCATCTACTATGTCGTAAAGCGTAGCTTTACTGTTCCCATCGCTCTTTCTTAGAACTCTTCCTATAGATTGTAAGTTTCTGATTTTGGATTTAGACGGGCTTGCAAAGATGATATTGTCCAAACGCTTAATATTAACACCAGTGCTGAAAGTACCATAACTAGCGAGAATAATATTATCATCATTTGTTTCAGACAATCTCCTAACCTCTTCACGCTCTTCAGCACCAATTCCACCGTGTATGAAGTGTATGTGCTTGCCTTCTTTCTTAAGCATCGGATGTAAAACTTTGCCATGCTTTTCGACAAACTGAAATAGTATGAGAGTGTTGCCCTTGAGGCTATGAGCCAAATTTTTAATGTACTTATTGCGTGATTCATTTCCAACTATCCAGTCAATTTCTTCTTGATAACTCTTACCTTTATTTAGCTTCCTAATTTCATCTGGATATTGAAGAGCGATAGCTACAATACCAAACTCTGCTAATGTGTTGTCTTCGATTAACTTCTTAGTCTGCGTAACTTCAAAAACAGATCCAAATAAACCCTCTAATACCAGCTTGTGTGTTTCTGTACCATCTAATGTGCCAGTAAAGCCGTAACGATACTTACAGTCTGGCATTTTTTCTAGCACTGAGACAAGAGACTTGGCTTTAAATAGGTGTGCTTCATCTCCTATGACTACATCAAACTTAGCGAACCAGTCTTTCTTTAGCTTGTATACAGATTGCCACGTTGTGATCGTGATATTTGCATCAACGTTTTTATCTACACCGCCTCTGATCTTGTGTATATCTAGTTCTTCGCCATTGTTGTATTCTACGAAGTCTGATGCCATTTGTTCGACTAGAGATGTTGTAGGAACTACTATGAGAACCTTTCTATCGTTAGCGTCTACGTGAAATCGAGATAGTAGATAGATGATAAACGATTTGCCCGATGCTGTAGGCGATAGCAGTAAAGCTCTATCACTTTTCAGCGCATGTACTACTGCGTTGTTTTGATAATCTCTAGGAGTAAAAGCAGACTTAAACTCTTTAGCTAGATCGTATCCTGCTGTATCTTGAACGGGATTATTGGGTACTATTCCCTTATCTACCGTAACGTGGTATTCCCTAACATTGCAAAACTTGAGTATATAAGGTACTAGTCCTGCGTATATCATACCAGTCATAACATTGAGAAGACGTATCTTGCCGTCCCAAACTTTGTTACGAACAGAAGGCATAAACTTAGCGCCAGGCACTTCGAATGTGAAGTACTCCGACATTTCCATCTTAACGCCTGGGTCAGCATTGACCCTAACGTAGACTTCGTTTACCTTCTCG